ACCTACTGCTACCATTATAGAAGAACCAAAAAATTATGACTACCCTATGCCTACGTTTGAGGGTTTAGAAGATCCTAGATATATACAAACAGAATTAGCAAGCGGTGGAATAGTGGAGCGAGGAGAATTTGCTAAAGGATCAAGATTAGCAGATCAATTACCTGTGGAAGATTATATAACTATTGTTAAAGAAATGGTGGCAGATAAAAATTATGTTCCACCTGTAAATATTAATCGTAGAGAAGTTGGAAGAATACCTAACTTTGAAAAAGCAAAAGATATTGTGAAAGCAGAAATGGGTTCTGGTTTTACGCAGGCTTATGACGCAAATGTTCAAAGAAGAAAAAAATTAAAACAAAAAGCAATAAGAGAAGCTGATCCAGAAAAGAAAGCCGTTTATCTTGCTAAAGCAGCTGAAAGAAGAAGATCCGGTCGAATTGAAAAATTAGGAGGAGATATAAAAATGACTCCTGATGAAAAATTTTTAAACTTTCAACAAAGTTTAGTAACTAAACAACTTAATGAAAAAATAAGACAGAATCCTGATTTAATTTTAAAGAATGAAGCTTTGATGGATCAATTATCCACAACCGTTGATAAAGATGGAAACATTGTAAAAGTTAAACCAAGTTTAACTGACATTAAAAATAGAGGTATCTTTGAAATAGAACATCAAAGAGATATTTATAAAAAAGGAAAGATGAAAGATTTTCCTTATAATCGTAATTTAATTTTAGGTCCTTATAATAGAACAGGTGGATTTAAAGAGTCAGCTGAAAAGTTTATTGAAAAATTTCCGGATCCAGAAAATCCAAAAGTTCAAGCGATACTCAATAAAGCAGATGAATTAGGTATTACGATTAGACCAAATGTTCCTGAAGGAACATTTCCAACAAAAGCATTAGGATATAAACAAGCTGCAGACCCAGTTAAAAAATTTATTGACGTTGCAACAAAAGTTACTCCTGCATTAGCATCTAATGATTTAGGTATACCAAGTTACAAAGGCGATATTGATATGGCTAAAAGAGCTTTAGGAGTTAAAGAATTAAAATCAGAATTTTTTCCAGGATCAAAAGCAACAGGAGAATTTATTTCTGAAACTGCTTCTGATTTATTGACTAAAGGTTCTCGTACTAAAGGTCTTATAAAATTTTTAGGAGGTGCAGGAGCTGCGTATGGTGTTTACGATGCAGGTGTTGCATTTAAAGAAGGAAAGTCTGCACCTGAAATAGCATTTCGATTTGTAGGTGCGGATCCCATTTACAATATGATTAAAGAATACAATCGTCTTCCAAAAGAAGCACAAGCCATTCAGAAAAAAATAAATAAACAACAATCTTTTGATGCAGCTCAATATGATGCCATGGACGAAGGTCTGGTTGGATTAACAGGAAGACCAGATGTTACGGATGAAGAAAAAATTTATCTAGATGAACAAAAGAAAATAGTTAGAGAAAAAATACAAGCTGAAGATGCAGCAAGAGCAGAAGGAAGAATGGGACCGATTAATATGATTAAACAAAAAATGTTTGAAGTTACCGGTCAACCTTATGAAATGTCTTTTGCAAATGGTGGAAGAGTTTTTTTAAAAGAAGGAGGTAAACCTGTTAATATTGGTAGAAGAAAATTTATAAAAGGAACAGGTCAAGCGTTAACGGTTCTTGCAGCATTACCTTTTATAGGTAAATTTATTAAACCTGCAACTAAAGCTGCACCTGAAGTTATGGAAGTGATATCTAGATCAGCAGATCAAATGCCAGACTATTTAGCTAATTTAATTAATAAAATTAAAATGATGGGATCATCTAAAATTATTGGAAAGATGGATAGTCCAGATGAATTTATCAGATACGATTTAGGCGACTATGAATTATTTGAAGGTTCAGGTGGAGCAAGATTAAAACGAGTTAGAGATCAAGGAGAGTATGGTTATGAAGAATTTGAAATGCAAATTAAAAAAGATCCAGAAACGGGTGGAATTGAATATGATGAAGTATCCGTAAGACCAGACCCTGATGGTAAAATGAAAGATGTGGAATTTGGAATTGAAGACGATATCCACGCTGAAATGAAAAAGTTTGCTGATGAAGACTAATACACCTTACAAACATGGAAAAAAATCTGGTCCACCCCCAAAGAAAGGACCTCAGTCTCAGGGCTTGAATTTACAATATAATACTGTTAAAACAGTCAAACTGGAGAAAATAAATAATGGCAGACGTAGATAAGTCTCTTCCTAATGTAGAGCAAGAAATTACTGTACCTTCTGATGTTGAGATTGAAGAAGCTCAATTAGAAAAACAAGAAGAGTTAGCAGAACAAGGCGATCCTGTAGAAATACAAGAGAACGAAGATGGTTCTGTTGATATTAATTATAGTCCTGCAATTGCTTCAGTTGAAGGATCAGAAAATCATTATGACAATTTAGCAGAACATTTACCTGATGATGTATTAGGTCCATTAGGTTCTGCATTATTTCAAAATTATCAAGATTATAAAAGTTCAAGAAAAGATTGGGAAAGTTCTTACAAAACTGGTTTAGATCTGTTAGGATTTAAATATGAAAACAGGACGGAACCATTCTCGGGTGCTTCGGGTGCCACTCATCCGGTGCTTGCTGAAGCTGTTACTCAGTTTCAGGCGTTGGCATATAAAGAGTTACTCCCAGCTGATGGACCAGTTCGAACACAAATCCTCGGATTAAACACTCCAGAAAAAACTCAACAAGCATCCCGTGTAAAAGATTTCATGAATTATCAACTCATGGATCAAATGAAAGAATACGAACCTGAGTTTGATCAAATGTTATTTTATTTACCTTTAGCAGGTTCATCATTTAAAAAAGTTTATTATGATGAAGTTATGCAAAGAGCCGTGTCTAAATTTGTACCGGCTGATGATTTAATAGTTCCGTATACCGCTACATCATTAGATGATGCGGAAGCTATTATTCATCGTGTAAGAATTTCTGAAAATGAATTACGTAAACAACAAGTTGCAGGTTTCTATCGTGATATTGAATTACAACCTGGACAACTCAATGAAGATGATATTGAGAAAAAAGAACGAGAGTTAGAAGGAACATCTAAATCTGCAAGAGATGAAGATGTATTTACCTTATTAGAATGTCACGTTAATTTAGATTTGGAAGGATTTGAAGATGTCGGGCCCGATGGTGAGCCAACAGGAATTAAACTTCCATACATTGTAACGTTAGAAGAAAACTCTAGAGAAATTTTATCGATTAAAAGAAATTACGAACTTGATGATCCTAAAAAATCAAAGGTACAATACTTTGTACATTTTAAATTTTTACCAGGACTTGGTTTTTATGGTTTTGGTCTAATACACATGATTGGTGGTTTATCTAGAACTGCTACATCTGCCCTACGACAGTTACTTGATGCAGGTACTTTATCCAATTTACCTGCTGGATTTAAACAAAGAGGTATCAGAATTAGAGATGATGCGCAGGCTATACAACCTGGTGAATTTAGAGATGTTGATGCACCAGGAGGAAACATCAGAGATTCATTTATGATGTTACCATTCAAAGAGCCTTCTCAAACTCTCTTACAGCTTATGGGTGTCGTAGTAACTGCAGGTCAAAGATTTGCTTCCATAGCAGACTTGCAAGTTGGGGATGGGAATCAGCAAGCCGCGGTGGGCACGACAGTTGCGTTGCTAGAAAGAGGGAGCAGAACGATGTCTGCAATTCACAAAAGAATTTATGCAGCATTAAAAAATGAATTTAAATTATTAGCAAGAGTTTTTAAACTTTATCTACCTGCTGAGTACCCTTACGATGTAGTCGGTGGTCAAAGAATGATTAAACAAACAGACTTTGATGACCGTGTAGATATCTTGCCAGTTGCAGATCCCAATATATTTTCTCAAACACAGCGTATTTCCCTCGCACAGACGGAACTGCAATTGGCACAATCTAATCCAGGAATTCACAATATGTATAATGCTTATCGACATATGTACGAAGCATTAGGCGTAAAAGATATTGATCAAATTTTAATTCGACCACAACCCCCACAACCAAAGGACCCTGCGTTAGAACACATTGATGCTCTCGCAGGGAAACCATTCCAAGCATTTCCAGGTCAAGATCACAGAGCGCATATGACTGCGCATTTAAATTTT